AGTCTGCGTTACCCTCATGATACATTTTTACCACACCCTCAACAGCAGGGTGAGGATTTTTTAGCCTAGCGCAGTAATGTGCTAGCCAACGTGGCTCCTGTGAGGCATAATCAAACGATCCCCATTTCGTACCTTCCTCGGGAAGGAAAAGACCACGGATCATAGCCTTGATCTCAGGGTCACGGGCAGGGATTTGTTGTAAGTTCGGGTTGCTAGAAGAGAAGCGCCCGGTCACCGTACCTCCGTCATCGGACCTTAACTGATTGAAATCACAGTGGATTCTACCGTTATGCGAATGCTCAAGAATTGTCTCAATAAATGTCGTGTTGGCTTTGTTGTATTCACGAAGCTTTACAATCCACTGAGCAAGTGGGTGCTCATGAGACGTAAGAAACTGTTTTGTGAAGCTCGGAGCGTTGGAATTATCTGTCGTCGGGTAAGACAGCCCGACTGCGTCGAACGCTTTTGCTATCGATGTGGCAACCCACGGCTCAATCAAAACGCCCGTTTCATCCTTGACTTTTTTAAGTAGCCCCTCCTCTCTGTTCTGCAAATCCTTTCGCACTACATCAGCGCGATCAACATCAACACGAACACCCCGTGTCTTCATCTCAAACAGAGTAGGAATGAGCGAAGTCTCAAGGTCGAAGATGGCTGTACATTCGTCTGCTCTCAGTTCTGCTTCAAGCCTCTGCCACAGGCGCAAGGTCAGAGCTGCATCCTGCTCGGCATACTCACCCACAACGTCAGCTGGCATGCGCCACATATCTGCCTTGGGGTCTATCCCCATCTGCTTCGCAAAGGCTGTCATGTTCCGCTCGTTCTTGTACTCCTTGAGGTAGTGACCACCAAGTGCGTTCAAGCTGTATGACCAGCGGTTCTCGTCCAGCAAAGGCGCGGCTATCATGGTATCGATTATCCGTCCTTGGACCTCGATCCCCTCTGCCCGTAGCCAGCCCAGATCATACAGAGCGTTATGAAATACTTTTGGCACATCAGGTGTAGCCATCTGCTTGGCAAACCAACGTAGCGTAGCTTTCTCTGGTAGGTTGCCGCCGCCTTCATGCCGGATAGGATAGTAGGCACTGTAGTCACCGTTCGAGATAGCAATGCCAATGACATAGCCGTCCTTCCGCGTCCAACCCGGTCCAAGTTTTCTGAGGTTTGGGTCTCTTGTTTCCAAGTCAACGGCAAGATACTTGCTGTCTGATAAGTCTGGATAGCCCGATGGTGGTGACCAGTTACCAGCGGTAGCGTCACCCCATCCACCTCGACCAGCAAACTGCATCATATGATACTGGTCTTCATGTAGGTCTTTCTTAGCTTTCGTCGTTGACAATCTCGCCTCCTAGTGCTGCGTATCCAATGATGTCCGTCCACGAATCATCTTTGCTGATGTCCTCTGCCAGTCGTGCTACCTTCAGACCAACCATGCAGGCAACCACTTCTTCCGGGGTGATCTCTGCGCTCAGTTTCTTCTGAAGCAAGATTGTCCAGATGTCTGCAATACGCTGATGGTTCAGCTTTGCTGGTCCGTACTCCTTGGCCCTCGGTCCGTTGATTAGTTTTTCAGCTTCGTTCAGAAAGTGTTCTCTTGTTTTCATAGTTTAAATCCATACTTTGATTGTGATTCAATAATGTGCAATGCCTTCTTGGCACGGGTAGCACCGACGTAAAAAGTTCTTATCTCCGGATCTTGATCTGGAGCTTCAGTAAAGACACGATTGGAATCTAATAGGAGGGCGACGTTATCCGCCTCGCCACCCTTGGCTTTGTGTATCGTCGATATCTTGATCCGTGGCGTCCCCGTCAGAATCTTCTCCCCACGGCGTCTCACCGCTTCGATGTAGATCCTCTCGTTGTCCGTCACATTGATCACTTTGTGCCAAGGCGTCTCTGGCGTAACGCTCATCTCGCATTTTTCGCAGATGTCTGTTAGATTGTAAGTAAGTTCGGGGTCTAGTTTTTCTAGCACCTTTCGACCAGCTTTTGAAATAACTGTTTTGTTTAACAGCTTCGAGAAGTTCTTTAGTTCCGTCGTAGAAAGATACTGATTTTTGCATAATCTTAGCCAAACCTCGATTCCAAGTAGTACGTTGGGGGAAATCGACCAGCCAGAACCACGCCCTTCATGCCAGAAGAGATAGCCTTCTTCTTTAAGATCATTCGCAATGCGGTTGGCAATATAGTTTGTTCGTGCAAGGATTAACCACTCACCAGTTCTGAGGTCTACATCCATGATATCACGATGCCATACCACTGTTCCAGTGTGATCTGTCGGAGTCCATACTTTTTGTTGTCTCACTGCTAGATGTTTAACAAGCCCATCCGCTATCTCATGCACTGTAGTGGGAATTCTGTATGACTGCTTCAATAGTCTTTTCTCATCCGAGGCTATCAAAAACCTGCGTACGTCAACACCCATCCAAGAATAGATACACTGGTCATCATCACCTGCAAAGTACACACGCTTTGAATTAGGTTGCAATACCTCATGTACCATCCGCCACTGCAATGGCGACAGATCTTGTGCTTCATCAACAATCAGAACATCAAACAAAGGACAGTCTCGTTGCGCTATGAAATCTTCAATCATGTCAACAAAGTCTGACTTATCCTCGACCTTCTTGTAATCCTCAATAGCCTGCTTAACTACCTTGGCTTGTTGGTAACTAAGATTCCAGTCTGATGAAGCACTGAACTCTTGCTCGAGTGTTATCTCACGAACTCGCGCCCTCTGTATCATACCAAGGTACGCATCACCGGAACGACCATGAGAATACAAGAGACCATCTTCCATTCGCACTGACGAATTAGCTTGAAACTCCAAGCCCAGCAGCCTACCAAGTTCCGTGTAGTCAGGGCCTTTTAATACAGCTTTTGTTGTCAAGCCTAGACACTGAAAGGCTAGTGAATGCAGCGTACGAAACCACGGCATCTGATCTCCTTCCAGACCCAGCTTTTCAGAGGCTCTGGTCTTCGCTTCTTCTGCTGCCTTACGACTGAATGAAACAAAGGCAATGCGATCTGGTGGTGTGCCACGCTCAATTTCATCCTTCACAATGTTGATTAGTGTCGTGGTTTTACCTGTCCCCGGAGGACCGAATATAGTTACTGGTTCCATTAAAACGGTACCTCCTGTTCACGGATCTCGATACTCGGTACTTCGACCTCTTCCCTGAACTCAGGCACCCACCATACGCGGAAGTTCTTCCACTCGCCTTTTGTGGTTTTGAACTTCTTAATTGCGTTGGCTGCTCCATCGAAATTAAGTTCTTTTAACCGTTCTTGTATCTGCCCACGATTATAGGCTTCAAACTTTTGGTTGCGAAGATACTTGATCAATGACTCCAGTTTAAAGAACACCTTACCATCTTCATTGAACGGCTTGCCCAGTGCTAGTTCTTCAGGGGACTGGGCTTGCACCCTGCCCGTGCAGAACGCTTCAAGATGTGAGACGAACTGACCTTTGTATGTAAGCTCCTCCGGTACTTCGATCTCACTCATGTCCTGCATCATGGCCGATACTAGCACCTGCCAGTCGCCTATCTTCATTTGAGGCGGCATTGTGTGAACCTGCTCCATCACAGCCTTTTGAAATCTTTGCGGTGTTTGCAGTTCGTCAGTAGTGAGTTCGACTCTTCTACCACCTACATCACAGAACCATAGTGGCGGCTCTGACTTCACGACAGACAACCCACTAACACTAACCTCTGCTACCGCACCACCGCCAATACCGCAGGACTTTGTACGGCACAGAGCTTTGTTACAGTAAGACTTCAATGGTTCCTGCTCACAGGGAAACCCATACTCTTTCTTCTCATGCTGTTTCTGAAGCGTCACAATCTCACTGGCAGGTAGTGGTGGATTACAGATCCGCATGTTCAAAGTCTCTACGCGGTTCTTCCATTCCTCCGGCTGTTCTTTTTTAGCCGCCACACAGGTTGCAAACATCGTTGTGTTTCTGCCGCCCTCGGGTAACCCTTGAGCAAACATTGTCGCTAGACATGGAGGCCACTCAGCAAACTCATCTATCTGCTTACCTAACTTCAGATCAGCAAACGTATCACCGTCAATCTTTACGGCATCAACCATGTCCAAGAATTCTTCTAGCGTTGCCTCACTGCCATCTTCCTTGATAGCGTAACGCATTGTCTGTTCCGAATCGAAGTATGGCATGTTGATAAAGTTACCAACATCACCACGCTCGACAAGAATCTGTTCCTGTTTAGGAAATACTTCACAGCCGCCATAACCAAGGAATGCGGATATCTCTCCCGCCTTATCCCGGAACTCTCCGGCACTGATCCATTCTGAAAAGAAGAAGAAGACGTGTGCCCCACCAGACTTTGAACGACAGACAATAGCAGGGATGTTGTCCTGCCGCAGTCGCTTGTCAATCATGACCAAGTCGAGCGGGTACTTGTCGATGTCTAACGCACCAAACTTACATTTGTTTTCTTCGTTAATCGGGATAGAACCTATCCCATGTGTTCCTGCTAGATGACCCTCAATGAGTTCAAGAGTCAGTGGCTTTCTTACGATGAACGACTTTGCCTTTTGCTTTCCGGCTCTTCGTTCTTCTGATATCTGCGTCTGTCCATGTGCTGCACTAAAGCCCTCAAATGCAGCCATGAACCGTTGTGCTAAGTTCATAGCTCTCTCCTAATTATGTAGTGCAGGGGGTGACTGTCCAGCATTTTTACGGGAAAGGAAACCGTAGGCGGGACCGGACAGCCTCACTGCTGCCCCCTGATCAACAGCTCAAACACCCGCCTAATTAGAATGGCACATCGTCTGAGACAGATGACT